AGATATGCCTCAAACAGAAAATGGTGTTTGTTGGTACAGTACTTCATCATTTGCGACTACTAGTGCTAGCTGGGCAGGAGGTTCTGGTGGATCTTACTTCTTAACTCCTGGTGGTGGTTCATGGACAACTTCATCAGTTAGCCAATCCTTTACTTACAAACAAGATAAAGACATTAATGTAGATGTTAGCTCAATTGTTTCAAATTGGTGGAGTGGTTCAAGAAACGCAGGTTTCTTATTGAAGCATCCTACTGTAATTGAAAACAATTCAGGTAGCTACATAGCGCTTAGCTTCTTCTCTGTTGATACTCACACAATCTATCCTCCTTCATTAGAAATTAGGTGGGATGATAGTTCATATGTAACAGGAAGTTTAAGCGTATTAAATAACTCTGACAATGTTATTACTCTAGCTAATAATATTGGAGAATATAAATACGGAACAGAAAAGTTCAAGTTCAGAGTTAATGCTAGAGACAAATATCCAGCTAGGGTATTTACCACCTCTTCTTTGTACACAACAAACAAAGCACTACCACAAACTTCATATTGGGCAATTCAAGATGCTAAAACAGATGATATGGTAGTAGACTTTGATACAAACTATACAAAGATAAGTTGCGACTCTACAGGAAGCTATTTTAATCTATATATGAATGGATTAGAGCCAGAAAGATATTATAAGGTACTATTTAAAACCACTTTATCTGATGGTGAATCTTACGAGATAGACAATAACATAATGTTTAAAATAATTAAATAATGGCTAACGTAGATTTAGTTAAAGAAATTTATCGGGATCAATACATATACTAAAGCTGTAGACACTAGCTTTACAGAATTGATATCTACTGCACCTCAAGAAACAGCGAGTGTTGTAACTGTAGACCAATTCTTTCAGTATTATGATGAGCTATTTTTTAACATACCTGTTTCTGGATCTATAAACTCTCATGTATACTTGGTAGAAAGAAGCCAACAATATATTGGAGGTTCTGTTATAGATAACGAAAAACAGGCACTAATAGAAGAAATTAATTCTCTTCGTCAACAATTATTAGATTTAAACCAATCGTTTACTAACATCAACGATCTACTATAATGGAATTAGTGAATATAACATATACAGGTGAAGGTGTTCAACCGATAGAATTAACTCCACAAGATCAACAGCTAGTTACTTCAAACTTTATTAATTCTAGTTTTGGTGCTACTGATGATTATATGGAACTATTCATATATGATGAGTCAGGACAACTTATTACTCAAGATTATGATGCATTTGACTACTATCCTTTTCTTTTAAACAACCCTAAAAATAACACTTATTCTGCTTTAACACTAGAGCCAGAAAAAGATCTTAAAAATAGAGGATTTACAAGAGGCAACTTAACAATACAATATAACTTTTATAGAAAGCTATTTAATTCACAGTTCGGTACATTCTATTGGATAAAAGAAATTTCAACCTCTAGAACAGAATTAAAGTTAGCTTCACAAGTATTGTCTAATCAAGTAATCAGAGATGGTTTTGCTCAGTATCAAGCTTATATAGGTACAAAGAATTACTATCCTGTATTCTATCTGAACTTTGGTAACAACACTCTTGTAACTGCAAATAATGTAGCTTACACAGAAGATGAGCAAGGTGCATATTTGATAGTTAAACTCTATGAACCTTTACCTACTGAGTTTGATGTCAAATCACAATTGTGGTTAGTTGATAAAGTAGCTGAATCAGTTAGCTTTAATGTTGACATTCAAGTAGAAGTAAGTACTCAACAAGACTTAAATAATTTAAGAGGGCCTAATTTTAATGTTGCTCTAAACAATAAAAACGGTCAGACTACTCCTTACTACAACTACAATAATTTAATATCTAGTCCAATTAGTTCTTCTTTTCAGAAGCTAACAAGCTACTATCAAGATAGAGCTGTCCATATTAATGTAGACTATAGTGACTTTAGCAACTTTGTTCATTGGTCTAGTGCTGTTGAGAGAGTAAACAATTTTGTTTATAAACTAGAGTTAATAGAAGGATACAAAGAGCAACAATATAGTCAGTCTTTAGTATCTGGTGGATCAGGAAATGTTAACTACGCAACTACTTCTTCTGATGCTGCTCAACAAGCTATAGATAATATTGTAAAGAATTTTGATCCTTACGAATACTTTTTATACTTTAATTCATCAAGTTGGGCTTGGCCAAAAAGTAATAGTACACAGCCTTACAATTTATATTCTGTATCATCTTCACAAGCTGTTAACTTCTTAGGATCAACTACTACAGTTCCATCAGCAGGTACACAATCTTTATTATTTAGTGCATCTTATTATGACACTACTAACAAAGACATACTTCATGGTTCTGCTCCTCAATACTTGTTAGATGATCCTGCCAATCAACCATACATTACTTTCCTTGATATGGTTGGTCAACACTTTGATAATATATGGATCTACTATAAAGATGTAAGTACAAGGTACGATGCCATGAACAACCCAGATTTAGGTATATCTCTGGACATGGTTTCTGACGCATTACGCGGCTTTGGTTTCAATCTATATACAAACACTAACGTATCAGATAACCTCTATTATACGTTGTTTGGAATCAACCCAGATGGATCCTTACTACCTCCAACAGGGTCAGAAATTATCACTAACTATGTTACTTCGAGCTTAACCACTCTACCTGCAGAAACTATACAGGATGAGTTGTATAAAAGACTTTATCATAACCTACCTTACCTACTTAAAACAAAAGGTACGGAAAGAGGTATGAAGGCATTGATTGCTACTTACGGTATTCCTGATAGTATATTAACTGTTCGTGAGTACGGTGGAAATATAGAGACTACAACAGATGGTATTTACGATATCAATACCTCTAACTATAAAGTGATGATTGATACAGGTTCTAACGGTAATGTTACCGGTAGTTTATCTTTGTCGTCTTCTCTTCTTTCTCCTTATGCTACGCTTCAGTATTTTAATGAGAATAACAGATTAAATAGTAAAACTGTAGAAGTAGGTTTTTCTCCAGCAGATGTAATCAACTCAAACATTTCTTCTTCACAAGGATATTTTGATATTGATCAACTGATAGGAAAACCTTCAGACCAGTATTCATCTTCTTATCAGAGTTTAGTTAGTGCAAGTAATGTTTACTTCGCATCTTATACTCAACCTAACAGTATTTGGGAATACATAAGGTTGTTAAAGTTCTACAATAACACTTTATTTAAAACTGTTAAAGACTTCATTCCTGCAAGAGCTAATGTATCTACAGGTATTATTGTAAAGTCACATCTATATGAAAGAAACAAATATGCTAGGCATGAACCTAGTATGAGTTTCCAAGACTATTCTCAGTCGATAGATATGCTTACTATAACCGCTTCAGATGGTGGTGCAATATCTGGTTCTACTTATTGGGATGGATTTATACAAACACAAAATGGACTAGCTTCGTACTCTAGTTCTATGGATGTAGAAAAATATAACGGACAACTTAGTGGTTCATATATCGTAGCTACAAACGGACAAGCGTTTGATCAAGACGAATATTCAAGCCTTCCAGGAACAGGCTCAGGATTTATACAAGTATCTTTAGGTGCAACATATCAAAACGTAACTGAATCTGTAAGATCTGTTTCTTTATTAGATCTAGATTATGGGTCAGATCAATTAAAGCCTGTAAACTATGGAGCAGTTACATATTCTTTGGATCAATACCAAATAGATAACTACGCCACATATAATAACCCTAATAACCCTTATGCTCAAGTTCAAGACTACAATTATAACCTACAAAGGTCTATAATTCCAAGATATTCAGGGTCTCAGGTTTATAGTGCTACTTATAATACATGGACTCCAGGTGATTCGTCTTACGGTAAAACTGCTGCAATTGATAAAATAAAGTATCAGTATGCCTACTTAATAGATGTTTATACTGCGTCTCTATTTTTACCTGGTAGGTCTAATGCTCAGATTAAGTATCTGATCGACAACAATGAGAACGTGTTAGACTTGACTAAAGCTAATAAAAATATATTCTCTGTACAAAACATTTATAAGGCAGGTGAAAC